GATACCAGGTGGACTTGTCCCAATCCAGGGTCTCAGGCGTGGTGGAGAGCCAGTAGAAATTGCGGCTGACCGTGTTGCCGGAGGCGTCCGCAAGCGTGAGGCTCACAAAATAAGTGGAGCTGAGGCCTTCGAGATCGGGCAGGGCGAAGATGCGGGTGCTGCTGTCAGCGGCCACGTCGAGCGTGGCCTCTTTGGAAAACTTCTCCGACATATCCGCGTTGAACACCTTGGCCGCGGCCTTCATGCCCGGGAAGGCCTGGCTCCAGTTCGAGTGCATTCCGGATGGTCCGGACGCCTCGGTGCTGCGGATCACGGCCTACGCCGACGTTCGCGTTCGGTTCGGTCATATAACTGACGTAGGTTTTTACCGCGCGCCCGGTTTGCGTATTGAAGTCGGCCGACTGTGAGTTTGAATAGGCGTATAGAATGTCCTGGCCGTTATATTGCTGCGTCGAGACCGTTCCGCCGCCAGCAGCCACCGTCGCGTTTGCGTTGCTTCCCGCGTTGATCGTGAACGTGGAGGAATTGATAGCCGTGACGGAATATGACCCGCTGATTGTCAGTCCGGCGACGGGAGACGCGCCTGAGAACGTGATGGATTGACCAGTCACCATCATGTGATCGGCCATCGTAACCGTAACCGTCCCGCTTCCGTTTGTCGTGGCGAACGGATTAGTGAGCGTTTTTGGCGCGTTCGTGGTCGCGATGCCGAGCGTTAATAGTCCACCGGTATTCTGCGGGCCGGTCGTGCGGTCCCGGTGCCACCCAGGGCTGTTAAGAACGCGATTGGAGATATTCCATTCAGCGACACCAGCGCCCCACGAATGAGATGAATCAGACGGGGTAAAAATCCATGAGAAATTTAGATAATTGGCGGGATTATTGAGGGGTTGATAGGTGGTGACGTTGTGAACAATCTCCGTCGCCACATCAAAGGCCGCCGCATCCGCGTATGATTGATACGAGTAAAATTGACCATTCGCGACCGCCGGTCCGTTATTGATCCCAACCGTGTTGCTGTTGATCGTTCCGCCGGATTGCGCGTAATTGAATTTTACCTGCCCGTAACCGCCGATGCCGCCGTTGAAGGTCTGGGTTGCGGTGAAGGTATTGCCGCCCGTCCAGACATTGGAAGCGGAAAGAATGGCTGACCCGCTTCCAAGAGAGGCCGCCAATGTGGTCTGACTTGCCCCTGTTGGCGTAATCAGCACATTTCCCAATATAACCGGTAGATTTTCCGGAGATGTGAGGACCGTCGTGTCGGGTGATGCTACCATGCTTCTTTCAATACGTCTGATACGAGAAAATATTGAACAACGGAGGCCGTGTCAGCCCGGTTGGCATCACCATCCTCGGTATCTGCGTATTCGCCATCCGCACGGTCGAGAGAGACGCCTTCGCAAGCCCAACGGTGGCGTCAGGCAAACTCGATCCGGGATAAATCGCGGCCAGACGGATCGCGAGATTGGTCCAGATCGCTTCGACATATTCATCCGGCACATTGAGCGATTGAACGTAACTCGTGAACTGACCAAGATGCTCTTTAAGCGTGAGGTGCAATTCATAAACGCCGGATTGCGGGATCGGCCACGGATACACGGTGCCGATGGGCAATGCGGCGTCATAGAAAATGTAATACGGAAACGAAACCTGCGTCTTCAGCGCGATATTATTGTAATCCTCGCGCGATTGCAGAATTTCCAGCGGGAAATCGACCTGATTTGGAAAATTCTGCACGTATTGGCGGAAGAAAGCCGCCTCAAGCCGTGACGGGCGCGGCACATTGAAATTGCCTCCCGGCCCCACGGTGTAAGATTGCGCCCCCGTGGTCGAATAGGACACGTCGATCAGATGCCAGACCAGCCATCGCTTGACGTTCCATTGCGCTAGCATCCCATTCAGCGCCGAAAACGCATCGGTGTAGTCTTCGGCCAGGGCAGTCTGCCCTACACCAAGCACACCAATGGCTTTCAGGCTGAACGTGATGAGGTCCTGTGGCGTCAGGAGCGGCACTCAGACGGCTTCCGGCTCTGTCGGTTGGTCCAATGCGGCCAACGGCGTCACGGGCAAGGAAGACATGCGGGAGGCGCCCCCGAGGGACATCCGCACCGCGTCCCGATCACGAAGTCCCTGTTCCCATGACGCGACAACGGCATCACGCCGGCGTTTCGTCGCGGCGTCTTCCTCAACCCATGCCGCTTTGATAACCTCGAATGCCGCGTCCGCGTCCAACGCGGCATCTTCGAGGATTTCCAGGGGCGTCATGCCGCGCTCTCCGGGGCCGTCGCGCGATCGAGTTCCTCGCGCAAGCGCGCGGCACCCCATCGCTTGTCCGGAATCACGTTGAGCGCGATCAATTCGGCCCGCAGCGTTTCCGCGTCATCAACCAACTTTGGCGCGGCGATCTCGGCCTCAAGTGCCGCGATCTTGCGACGCATCTCGGCCATTTCTTCGAGACGCTTCAGTTTTGCCTTGAGTTCCGCCATTTCATCGGCAACCGGCGCGTCCATGGTTTCGCCCAATTCACGGCGTAGCCGCACCGCCGTCCATGACGGATCGACGCTGACACCGGCCGCCGCGCACTTGCGGATGAGGTTCTGGCGATCTTCCTCGATCTGCGCGGAAGTCTTGCCGCCCGCGAGAAGACGCTCCTCCTCCGCTTCGTCATGCACGATAATTTCTTCGAATTGCTCGACGTTCTCCGTCCAGCGAACCGTTTCCTTGTCGCACGTGACCGTGCTTTTCGCGACTTCCTTAAAGCCCTTCGAAAAACGCAGCATCTTCGGGTATTCGTGGAACGGCGTCTTCCCGGCCGCCGGGATCAGTCCAGCCTTGCGAAGATACGCAAGGCCGATCTGGTAGCAACCACCCCGGCGAAGGAAGTCGTCCTGGGATTCCTGGATTTCGACTGACATGCAAACTCCTGGGTTACGCGGAGCCGACCTAAGTCGGCACCGTTATTGTCAAACCACATCCGCAATCACAACTGCCCACTCTGGACGTATCCAAAGCGCACCCCACACCACATCAAGCCGTGTGCCGGTCTGGCCGGAGCCGATGATGTATTGACGGACCATCAGCATGGACACGCCATCGAGTTCATGACGCGCGCTTTCGACATTCGGCGGGATTTCGAGGTCAGCCGTCGTCATCGTGATCGCGTCCGGCACGAAAGCGATGTTCTTGCGATACGTCGCGGACGCCGGGCTGACGAGCGTAATGACGGCGCTATTCGCCGGGCTGTTGTCCACCGTCTGATACTGCACCTGCGCGCCGCCGGGACCGGCCGGGATCAGGGCGGGATAGATGCTGATGGACGTGCCGCTGGATGCGACATCGGCTAACACCACGAACTGGCGAAGCTGCCCATAGGACTGCTTCTCGATGCGGTTGACGCCGTTCGATCCGGCGAAGGTGATAATATCGCCCTTCTTCAGCGTGCCGGTGATCGCGTTGGTGGTAATCGTGGTGCCGGTCTGTCCCGCGCCATTCACCGTGCCGGACGAGAAACTGCCGGACGTGTGCATGAGGACCGTCTGATCCATCATCCAATCAAACCCGAGTGCGTTTTTCATCGAGCCGGAACGATACTGCTCGCTGATTTCCGTGGCCGGGTTGAACAAGCCGGCCAACGCGCCGGAAACGCGGGCGTCGGTAAACGGATTGACCACGAGGCGGTGGTTCATGGCGGGCGCGGACTGCGTGTGCAGCACGGCGTTCGCCGTCAGGATCGTGATATTCGACGGGCTGATGATCGCGCCGGCCGCTTCATTGTCCACGTAATTGCAAACGCCGCCTTCAGCGCCTGACATGACGCCAACGGCCACGGTGCCTGCCAGATTGTTGACGGCGGGCGCGATGTAGCGTTCCGCGAAGTCATCAACGGACAAGGTGAGGTCGATCTGGGGGAAGGACATGCCGACGTTGTTCTGCGTGGCCATCGTCAAGGTGGTGAACTGCTCGCTCACATCCTGGAACGAAATGGCCTGCCCGCTGCCCACTGTGAAATCGACCGGGAGGCGGACGCGCAACTGACTGCCGATCTTGGCGCCGGTGCGGGCGAACTGATCGTCGTATTGGGTGTTGATGTTTCGCATGAAGGCGTTCGTGTTTTTCCACAAACGCACCGCGATACGGGTAATCATGCTGATCGTAAGAAGTGTATTGGCCACGGCCATGTCTCCAACTGTATTTGAACGCATGGACCGCGCATCTCACCCTTACGGGTTCTTGATTATGCGGTCCAAATACAGCCGTGGCGGAAAAGAAGTGATAGCCATCACGTCACCAGCTTAGGCACGTCGTCAGGGTTACAGTCCCGATCTGGCTCGCTATCCGGCGAGCGCGGGTTAGGGGTTGATGTTAAGCGCGACCGCCCAAATGCTTCGGCGCCCGCTTGTCCCAGAGCGCGGCCCATTCCTTCATCGAGAGTTTGTCGTCATAGATATCGGGTTCCGGCTCAACGGCGGGTGTGCGAATAGGCGCGGGCGGTGTTGGCGCCCTGCTAATCGCGGGCGGCTTCGGTTGCTCCATTTTCGCGTCCAATCGTCCAAGGTGCGCCGCCATCGCGGCCGGCGACTTCGCCAGGATGGCGGTCAGTTCATCCGAATCCTCGGCCAACGCTGCAAAGACACGGGATGGGTTCGATGTTTCGGCCAACGCTTCGAGAAACGCCTGATTTCCCGTCGCACCAAGCCCGGTCATCAACGACTTGGCTTCCATCCATGCCGCGTCGCCAAGTTCCTTTTTCCCCGCCGCGTCGATGTCGGCTAAACGGCGGTTGAACTCACGCTCGGCCGCGATCTGATTGGCACGCGTCTCCACGTCCAGGCCACGCACAGGCGCCGTTGGCTGTGTTTCGGGGGTCTCAGTGCGGCCAGCACGGACAAGAGCCTCAGCGGCTTCCCTGGCGCGTTCGGCGGCGGCAAGTTCCGCTTCCTTGGCGGCGAGCCGTGCCGTCAGGTTGGCGACATGCCGATCCGCGCGGCGGGGTTTTGGTTCGGGCTCCGGCGGCGTTTCGGGTGCCGCTACCTGTTCCGGCGGCGCGTCCGGTGTGGACGAGGAGGAAACATCCACAACCGGCACCGGAACAGGCGCGACTTCGGGGATAACGGGATCAGTGTTGGTTTCGCTCATAAAGCCTCACTTTTAGTCATCACGGCTTGCCCCGCCGGATGGGGTATGTCGATCGCGGTTCGCAAAGCAGTTAGGCCGCTGACACGTCCATATATATGCCGCCATTCCGCCCCATTTGTGGAAACCGAGACGGCAAAGAAGACGGCCAATCAGTGAACACTCGCCGGGATCGTGGCGTGCGCCGCGTCAACAAAGCGATTGGCCCTCAGGTCGGTGTCCTTAATCAGCGCGTCCGCGATCTCATCCTTCTGCGCTTTCGGCACCACGTCATCGGGTTGCGTGAGCATGTCGGTCAGAACCTGCCGCGCGTCTTCGAGTAGCCGAGGAGCCATCCGCTCCATGAACACAAGGCGCGCGGCCTTCTCGGAAACCTGACCGCCGGCGCGTAAGGCACGGTAAACGTCATTGTCCCGCGCATAGACCTCGAACAACTCATTCGCCATCTCGACGGCGACGCTCATCACCGTGCGATGGGCAATGAGGCCGGGACCAAAACGCGGCATTTCATGCGTTTTGCGGCCGATATGCGGCGTCTTCAGGCGGCGTTTGGTCATTTCCGCTTGCGGTCCTTTTTCATGTCTTCCTTGCGCTCCTCGCGCTTCTTTTCCATCTTCTTGTGATCTTCCTTGCGATCCTCGCGGCGCATCTCGGCTTTCTTCGGCATCTTCATGACCTGGGTTCCTTCAGAAAATCAGTTCGAACACAACGGCGATAACGGCGGCAACGGCAAGGAATGCCGGTAGAAACCAGTCCCACGGTGTCTTGTAGGGGTCTATGGACGCCACCCGACGCGGCGCGGATCGCCCTGACTTGTGCCGGACAGCGCGCCGTTGGGAAACGCTTTCGGATCGGCCGGCGCACTCTTTAGCGCCTCTTGAATTTGGCGGCGCGCGGGTTGCGTGATACGGCCATTCAGAATGTCTTTGACGACCTCATGCGCGCGTTCGTGAGATGCGTCGCGCGGACCGATGTAGTCGGTGTCGCGGGGTTCGGTGGCGGCGGGAGCAGCGGCGCGCATGGCGCGGTAGATGGCAACACAGGTATCCACGTCCACAATGCAACACCCGGATACAAATTCATGATCAACGGCGGCTCGCATCTCCGGCGTCACCGTTTCCTCGGCCATCTCCCGCAAGATCGAGGACCGGGGTTCGGTGGCGGCGACGGGAGCGGCGGCGCGCATGGCGCGGTAAGTGTTTGTCATAAAATCAGCGAACGAAACACTGGTATCCAACCGCGCTTTGCGACCTGCCTCGATCATCTCCGGCGTCACCGTTTCCTCGGCCATCAACCGCAGGATCGCAACGCGTCCTTCGTGACCTTTCAATGTCGGCCCAACAGGCCACTCCGGCAAGTCTTCCTGGATCATCACATCCCTCCTGGCGTCGCGGCCTCTTGGCCTACATTCGGAACCCGGATCGGCAAACCACTCGTCGCGCTTGTGTCGCCGTCTTCCGGAGCGGGTTGCGTAATTTGTCCCGCTAAATGCCCAATAACGGGGCCGAGATTGTCTTGCAACGCCTGCCGCACCGTTTCATGGATCATCGCCTGCATCGCGGCGGGGTCCATCGGGATCATGTCTTTGAACACCGCGAGCCGCTTCGTATCGGCGTCGAATGCCTTGATCACGGCGTCGTTGTCTTCGTTCTTGGCCTTCACGCGCTCCTCGGTTAGCGCCTGCATGGCCTCACCAAGAAGCCGGTTCTTGTCCTGTAACTGCTTCTGAAGGTTCGTGACCGCCTCTTGCGCCTCGGGCGGCAATCCAGGCTTCAGGCGTTCGGCCATTTCGTCCGCGAGCGGGAAATCAGCGACCTTGAACAGCAAATCGCCAATCTTGTTAATGAGTTCCGGCGCTTGCGTAAGAATTTGGATGATGGCGTTGAATGCTTCCTGCCGTTCCGTCGCGTAATCCGGCCCAACATCCGAGACGACCTCGTAATGCCCGATATTGGGATTGAAGATGCGCTGCACGGCGCCTTCGATCTGCTTGACATGATGGGCAACCGCCAGATCAGGATCAACCGTCACCTCGGCCTCGGACCCATCCACGCCGATGATCTTGGCCGTGCGCTTCGTATCATAGATGACCGGTATCCATTCCTTGACGATGACACCCTGACGCCGGATCGCAAGCGCCTGATTATCAATGAAATGATAGGTTGCACGGTCGCCCTGGCGTTGGCGCTCATTGATCGCTTTGCCGGATCGCTCATTTCCCGGCGCACCCATCTCCGCTTCGTATTGCCCGGAAGCCGCGAGCATGAACTGACGCGCCAGTTGCACGCCTTCCATGTAAACCGGGGCGGCGGTCGGCGGCTGCTGGCGTTCCGGCTTGGGTATCTCGCGGCCTTCCTCGTCGCGATGAACCCAGGGAAGCACGGAATGGTTCTCGTTGTTCGCCGTCTCCCAATACGTCATGTAATCACCAATCGCGGCGACCGGGGCGGTATAGGGCGATTTGCTCTGAAGCGCGCCATACTCGACCGACGCGGACCAATTGTAATTCATCATGCGTTGCGCTGAAATCATGCAGCGCGTGTGGCCTTTGCGGTCAAGCCGCTGATCAATAAACGTGATTTCACCATTCCACGGAATGATCGGAACCGCCGTGCCTGGGATGGGTGTTTCATCCACCACATCGTTGCCGATGATCTTGTAACAGATGACGGCCTTGCGGATTACCGAGCGACGGCGCAGGGGCGTTCCTTTCGCCTCCGCTTCATCTTCCCAGGTTTTCAATAGTTTGGCGCCCTTTGCTCCCCCCATCATCAATTCGGATCGCAGAACGGTAACGCCCTCATCATTGCCGAGAAGTTCGTCCTTATCCTCGGAAACCTCGTAATACCGCGCCTCACGAACATGATCGTCTCTGATCCACCCGGCGTCCTGACCATCAACCGCGTTCGCGACGGCCAATTTACCGGCGAGTTCGGGATATTCCTCGATCACTTCGTCTTTTGGGCGATCCGAGAATATGAAACCAAACCGCGCGCCCGTTCCGTCCGGCTCCTGGCAATCCACATCCAGCATCACGGACATCGGGTTAGGCACGGTGCGGATATAGATTTCCTGGTTGTATGCTTCCGGACCCGTCAACGGGTTCGCTTCGGGATAGTCCGCCTCGATCACGGTGTAGCCAAGGCCGGCTGTGACCTGAAAATTGATCGCCACGCCTTGCGCCATTTGCGCGTTGCTGATGTTGGCGATGTGGCGATATAGGCCCTCGTAGACCTCGGCCGCCGCTGCCGTGGCGCCGTTGCCCGTGGGACGGTATTTGACGGCGGCCTTGTTCTGCTTGGCCTCATTGATGATGTGCAAATTGTGTTGCCGCGTCTCGTTCACCGTGAGCGATGGCCGCGCGCCTCGATCCTGATAGACAGTCGCCGGCCATTGCCAGTTATTGTAATCGTCGCCATTCGCGAATTTGTAGTCCATCAGCCAGTTGTTGCGGGCATCGCTCTCGAATGCTTGACAACGCTTGAAGCGCCGATGCGCCCGCGCCACAACCTGAGCGTAGCGGCCTTCGCCTTCCGTGACCGGTTGATCGAGGGTGTCCGACACGGGTTAGCGCGCGACCCAGATCAAAGCCAGGATACCAACGCACGCGATTAGCAGAAGAATGGCGACGGCGGTCATCTGACATTCCTTCGATACCAATCCATTAACCCATCAATACATGTCATAGCGTCGGTATATGGAACCTTGCCGCGTCCCACCGCCAGCGCCAACGCTTCCAGCGCCTTGCCACCTTCATGGATGAGTGCGAACGCGGAATAAAGATCCGCGTATTTATTCATCACCTCTTGGGTTACAAGCATCGTGATGCCCATACCCGCATCGTAATAGGTAGGCCATCCCTTATCGGCCAATGCCTTTTCCGCGTCCGTCACCGCTTCACCGTCCCATAATTCGTCGGGTTCGCTGTCTTCGGCGGGGGAGGCGCCAGCTTCGACGGCGGATCGATGTTCTCACGGCGGCCAGTTCCCGGATCAACCCGGCGTTCATATAGCGGCGATGGACGTTCCATGGCATCACGGGCGCGATCACGATCAAGCCGGGACATTCTCACGCTCCTTCATCAACCGTTCCAATGCTTCCCCAGCCTGCTCATTCGCCGTGCGAAGCGTGGTGATCTCCGCGTATTGCGCCTGGATAATGTCGTCCTTGTCGGACAAGGATCGCGTCAGCGCGGCGATTTGTTCGTCGAGTGTCACTAGGCGCCCCGGTCCACGATATTGACGGAGATTGGTCTAACGTCCCCGCTCAGTTTTGAGGCGGGAAGATAAGGAACATCGAATGCCCCAAGCGCGACAAACGCAAACAACCGCGTGGCCAATTTCTCCATTTTTTCCTGGCTAAATTCAGAGCCACAATGCTGACAAGCCGTATTGGCGGCCCACATGCGGATTTCCGATTCAATCATCACCGCACCTTCTTCTTCGCCGCCGCCATGTCGGATACGCCGCCGCGTTCGTATTTCCACGCGGCTTTGAGGCCATCGCCCTTGGGCATCGGTGTCTTGCCGCCGCCAGCCGGTGCGGTTTTGCCCATCTTGCCGCCGGCCTGCGCCTCGCGCGTTGGTTTGAAGTCAGCCATGAGAGGTCCTTTCGATTAGCGCGCTTGCCATGCGCCGGGAGCGTGAAGCGTGGGACGAGGGACGAATTGCGGAATAGATGGCGCGGCGGCGTTCTTGACCATCGCGGGGAACAACTGGCTCATTCCCCATACCAGGGCATCAACGCGATCCGGGCTACCATCCCCTTCGAAGCCGCCGGCCGTCATCAGGCACATCTGCTGCTCCAACTCGGGGAACGTGCCGACATGCCCGATCTTGTTGAGAGCGTAAAGCGCGGCAATTGGCTCAGCCCGAACGTGCTTGCCTCGGCTGGCGGTCACTTCCACCACCGGCAAACCAGGACGCGCGGTGCGGAGCGTGTGGCGGCACATATCACCGCCTTGGTTACGCTCTATCACCACCGCGTCGGCATCCCACTTGTCGTAAGCCGCGACAGCGGTGCGGGACCATTTCTCGGGGCCGCCACGGCACGTCAGGTCGTCCAGCACATAGCCGCGTCCGTCTTCCCCCAGGCCGCAAACGATGATGCCATGCTCATCGCTGCCAGCCTCGCCGGAGACAGCGGGATCGATCGACACCACGATCCGCGTGAGGGATGGCGCCTTGGCGACGCGGCCCTGATGCAATACCAGACGCGACCAGATGGCACCGAGGGCGGCCGGTTCGTAGTCACCCTCCCAGATGTGCATATAGCGGTCAGGTTTGGCCGCGTAATCGTGGAGGCGTTCGTCTTCCAGTTCACGCGGGAACCATGGATTATCCCGCCAGTTGGCCCGCACCACGCGGGCGTCCTTTGGCGGCGTGAGGCCGCGCAACAGATCGTCAACCGGGTCCTTGGCGCTGCGGGGGTTCCACGAAAACCACAATTCCGATCCAGGCGTTCGGATCGTCGGCCGTAGCATTTCGAGGGACCGGGCGCTCATCGTCTGGGCTTCCTCGCCCCATGCACCGTCAAAACCTTCCAGCGACTTGATGCTCTCGGCCGTGTGGTCCTGCATCCCCTGGTAAAGGATGACGCCGCCGCCCGGTGTGAGCGTGCTGTCATGGCGGAACGCGAACTGAGCGCCATAGCCCCAGAGTTGTATCTTGTCCTCAACCAGACGCTTCACGCTTTCCTTCAAGGAACGCTGGACCTCGCGGACACACACCCATCGCGTGCCGGGATTGATAACGCACCGCTCGACCAGAGCCTCAGCGAAGAAATGCGACTTCGCGGACCCTCGGCCGCCATGCGCGCCTTTGTATCGGGACGGCGACAAGAGCGGTAGGAAGACGCGCGCGGTTTCAATTCTTTGGGTCGATGATGACACGTTCGATCCGCACCGGAATAACACCCCCGTCTTGCCCGGTGATCTCCTTGGGCAGCAACGAAGCGATCACCTTGATATAGGAAACCGCGTCCTTTTCCCTGGCTTCCTCGATGGTCAGGATGCCATGCTTCGAAAAGTCGGCAACCATCGCTTCCAGGAACGCTTCGCCCAGTTTGGCGCGGGAACCTTTAGGACGGCCGGGACCGCCTTGACCGCCGGGAGTAAAGCGGGGCGCGGGGGAGGATTCGTCGTTCATTTGCCCACGTTAAAAAACGAGACGCGCATCAAACGTGGAACGTGATGATTTTCGTGCCATTCCAGGCCGCGGTTCCGGTATTGGTGAACACCGCCGTTGTCGTGCCAGTCGCGTTCGTGATCGAGGTGACTTCGGCATTGCCGGCTGTATTGGTGCCATCATGAATTTGCACCTGCGGCGCCGCGCTCGTCGCCGTGATCAGCGAATTGACGATCTGGAACGTGTAGGTAGCACCCGCCGCCGTGGTCAGTGCCTCGGTCAGCATCAGGCCGGAGGTGGTGTTGAGCGTTCCGGTGTGAGCAGTGCTGGTCGTGGTGTTCTGGATGAGCGCGGCGGCGGCTGAAGCGACCTGGAACGGCGATGCGGCAACAGTCTGAGGCTGCTGGCCGGATGCGGTTTCGGTATCCACCGAAAGCAGCATCGAGGGCGACGAGATATTAGTCAGCGGGACCGGCGATACGGTCACACCATTCTGGACGCGAGCCTGAACCTGCTGCACCCCATTCGATATCCAACCGGCCATTATTTGGAATCCTTTCGCTTGCTATGACCCAGGACCCGATCGGCCTTGGCGTCGATCTTTCGTTCTTCGGATTTGGACATGCGCCCTTTATTAACCGCCTCGGACACGCGGGCCTTGGCATTGGCGGCATGAGACTTATTCTCGACCGGATAGCTGCGATCCGGGCCGGCGAAGTCCGACTTCGGCAACGACTTCCGTGCTTTGGTTGTCAGTTTCGCCATTATACGGTTCCTAGTGC